ATCCGCTCCACGATCTTCGCCCAGATGGCGACGAAGAACGCCGCGATCCGGTTGTGCTTCTGGCGGGCAGCTATGTACGCCCAGCGGAACGCGCGCGGGTTCGCCCGGAGTGCTGGGTTATGCGTTCCGTGATACTTGTCGAAGTACTTCGCCCGCTTACTCTTCGGCTGCTTGTCGAAGATGTCAGCGACGAGCCGGAAGAGCATCGAGTTCTCGAGCCTCGCGAGCTCGAGGTCCGTGATGGGCTTGACCTTGAAGAACTTCGTGACGTTCTGGTAGTCGGTGAGGAGCTTCACCCGATCCCTCACGGCCTTCTGACCCTTGTTGTGAACCTGCGATCCCATAATCACCTCCGCCTTTTTGGCTATGGCCCGGCGGGGAGTCGAACCCCGCTCTATCGAAGGACTGCCGGAGGAGGCCAGCAGTACAACGAAGGAACCCACACGGGCCAGATAAACCCGGACCATGCGCCGGGTCGCATTCCACTATTCGATCGGACCGAGTCCGAGATCCACCGTCTGTCGCTCCTTCCGGATCGCCGCCGCCTGCGTGGCCGCCTTGTCCGGCGCGAGTCCGTCTACCTTCTCGAGGTACATCGCGAGCGAGCACGTCCCCGCGGCGTACCGTTCGGTCCAGTACTTCGTGATCGAGGCGCGGTCCTCGAGGATGGAGTCCTGCCAGGTGATCGCGAGGTCGCCGCCGTCCGAGAACCCCTTGATGATCGCCGGACCGATGAGCTTGATCGCTTCGGCGATCTGGAGAATGGCCTCGCCGATTGACCGCTGGAACCCCTGGACGGTCTTGAAGGTCTTTGAATTCTCGCTCACGACCTCCGTCGCCGTCTTCACGGACTGCCCGTCCCACGAGAGCGAACCGGACGAGAGCCCGACCTGCACCGCGAGCACGTTGAGCGTGGTCCGGAGGGCGAGGGTAAGCTCCTCGATGCGAAGCTCTACCGAGTTGTCGCTTATCTTGAGCTTGTCGCCTTCCTCGGTGTTGAACGCCTGGAATATCTCGTCTGACGGATCGAAGTACCTGACCGGGTTTGATGTTCCGGTCACTGGATCGACCTCGAATATCGTTCGGATGCACTGCGCCGGAACGATGATGCGCTTCCGGCCTAGGATTATCTCGGACCGCAGGGCGTCGTAGATGATGTCGAGCGTGTGGAGCGTGTCGACTGCGTTCGCGAAGATGGAGATACCGAGCGGCGAGGTAACGTGGAGGTTGTTCGCTTCGGGGTTCCGCGCATAGGCAAAGAGCGGCACGTCCCCGGTCCCGAAGAACACGGGACTCTGCGAGACCTTGAACTTCTCGTAAAGGTCGGCGCCGTTCCGCTCGGCGTAGGCGCTATTCGATTCCTCGAAGATGACGTTCGTGATCTCGTACCCGGAAACGACAACCCCGTTGACCTCGCGCGTGGCCTTCCGGTGCTTCTCGATCCGGACGTACTTCTTGTTGTCGATCGTTCGCTTCTCGACGAAGTCGGCCTCGGTGATCCGCCCGGAGGCGTCCCAGGTTACCGGGAAGAAATTGTCCGGGCTGACGAAGTCGATGAAGAGCTTCCCGGTCGACCCGTAGAGCTTAAACGCCCCGCCGCCGCCCGCGATGATCGCCCGCTCGGTAAACCCGGGGATGCTCTCCCAGAAGCGCGTGTCCTTGAACACCTTCGCAACGCCGGTGCCCGAGGAGAACTCGGGCCGCTCGGACCAGATGAGCCCCGCGAGGTCGGAGCACACGATCTTGGCCGCCCGGATGTCGGCGCGCCGACGCTTATGGGGCCGCCCGTCGAGGGAGACGTAGGAGTACTCGCGCCACGAAGTATCACCGAAGGATTCGTCCCCGTAAATCTGATACCAGAGGCGAATCTCTTCGCCCGCGTCGGTTATGTCCTTGCTCGTGACCTTCCCGGTCAAGGTGTCGTAGAACATTCGTATTGCCTCCCGTAGTCCCATTTAGTCCCCCTACGCCACGAGCTCGCTCATGTGCGTTTCTGCCGCGTACTCGCGCGCGTCCAGCGTGTCAATGTCGGTCGACCCATCGTCGAGGCGCTCCTCGCGCTCCGATACTTTCGAGTTCCACACGGCCGACTCGGTGGCCTCGATGTTGTGCTTGCATCGGCGCATGATGTACGCCCGATCCCGCGTGAACATGAGGTCCCAGAAGCGGATGCGGTCGTTGATCTCTTTCTTTATGGCCCCGTGGATATTCGCGAGACCGAGGTTCCGCAGGTCCTTGATGATGAGCTGCTCCTCGGAGTCGACGTATACGTCGGCGCAGGTCCACCGATCGCGCACCGAGCGGATAAACTCGGCGATTTTCCCGACAACCGCCCCGGTCGACGCGTTCTCCTTGTAGTAGAGCTCGTCGAGCACCACGAGGCAGAGGCGCTTCCGTGCGTCGTCCCAGAAGAACCCGAGTGCGCAGGCGGTTGTCGCGGATCTGCTCTTTCCGATGTCGACCCCGACGACGACGAAACGTATCCCCGCGGGCTCGGTGTCGATGATGTTCCGATCCCGGTCGAACCCTGGGAAACAGCCGCCCTCTGCCCGTACCCGAAGGCCCAGGATGTACCGCTGGTAGAAGACGCCGGTGTACTGCGCCTTGAGCTCTGCTTTACGCTCCTCGGTGATGGCCGGATTGTCGTCGAGAGTGAAGTGCCACCACCGATAACCAGGAGTCCGCGCCTTCTCGTATACGTCGAGGTACTCGCGGTAGATATACGCGCCCGGAACGTCCGGGTTCAGCGTCATGTAGTGCTTCCGCGCCTTCGACGCGATCGTCCGGTTGAATCCCTCGCGGAGCGTGTTCGGGTGTAGAAGGTTTCCCTCGTCGAAGTAGGTCGATCCGTATGATCGGCCCCGGAACGCCTTATAGCTCGACACGTTGTCCCCGCCGAAGACGTCGATGTGCTTCCCGAAGAGGTCGACGTACACCCGGTTCTTGTGATCGCGCTTGATCTGCGCTCCGCCGCCGGAAAGGGCGATGAGTCCGTACTCGTTCTCGATGCAGTTCCCGAGTGCCGATGACTGATCTTTTCCAAGGATGAGGTGGTATTTATCCGGCGACCGTATCACCCCCCACATCCACGCCCATACCGAACAGATCGTCTTAGACGATCGGACGGCGCCCTCCCACACGGTGAGGAACTCGCACGTCTGCGTTGATTCGAGGCCCTTTGACGAGAAGGGAAGAAGGTTAGCGATTTCCACCGGTCAACCTCTCGGCGATCGCCGCGAGCTTCGCGATCGTGTCGTCCTTCTGTTCGTCCTCTGGCTTATCCGTCCACCCGCGATTCTTAAGCGCGAATATCGACCCGGTACAGGCTACGCCCCGTAGGCCCTTCTCGTAGGATTCCTCGATCTTGAGGCAGGCCTTCTTTATGGGTTCAGCTATCGGCGCGTCGCCTTTCGCGTTATTCCAAAGGCTCGTCCTTGAGGAATACCCAAGCGCGAGGGCTAGCCCGCAGAAGGTCGGGCGCTCCTCGGCAGCGGCCACGTTCTCGAAGTAGACGGCGATCTTCCCCTCGATGGTCGGCGCGTCGTTCGGGTCGTTGATCGACGGGTGTCCTACCTTTCCGCCCGTTGGCCTCTTCTTCCTGGGTGCCTTCTTCGCCCCGGACCGCGACGCGGGTTTCTTCTCCGGGGTCTTCCTAGGTGACGCCTTCCTTGCGGGCTTCGAGGCGTTCTTCTTGGGCGCGGGTTTCTTCGGCTGCATCCCGGCCCCTTAGTGCGCGCCCTGGAGGACCATCCACTTTCCGACGCGAAGGGCGAGGCCTATCGCACCGAATACGGCGGCAGCGGAGAGGATTGAGAAGGCGATGAATAGGGCAATCGCCACGACGCTTGAAACGGCCGAGGTGACGGTCGGGTTGATCTCGCGGGCCGGGCCCGTGGCGTTCTTGTTTGGGGTGTTCTCGTCCATGTCCCACTCCTTCGCGTTTTCACGCGGGGGTGGTATCGGATCGAGGTCAGGCGCGGGAAGAGCGGGTAGGGTGGTGTCCTTGCTTACGCTCTTAACACTACCCTACCCGTAACTTTTTATTCTGGCAAGAGGAAAAGTTGAGAATCGCTCCTACGCCTTCTTCGGCCACTCAATGCCGAAATCACGCCTCTTTATCTTCACCATGTCGCCATTCCCGCGGTGCCACACGATCCCCTCGCAGTAGTTCGCCTCGAGGAACGCCCGGAGCCCCTCGAAGTCGCGCGGAGGCGCGTCCGAAAACAACCAGGAGCCATGCTTGACCAGCTCGTGGCGATCGAGCATATAGGGGTTGCGCTGTACCTTTGGCCCGATGAGCTCGTAGGTCTGCCCGTGCTCGAGGTAGATCCCGCGCTCGATGCACAGCTCGAATGCCTCGCGGTGCCAGCGGTCCTCGGGGCGATCGGTGACGGGAACCCACCCTGGGATGTCTCCGGTCACGGGGTCCGGTTCTTGCGCCGGCTCGAATCCTTCCGGCGCCTGCTTCCCGCGCTTGAGCTCGTACCTGCGGTAGAGCTTGCCGTCTCGGTAGAGGCACGACGTCCCGTCGATCTTGATTGTCGCGATCCCTTCGCCATCGCGCACCCATTCCGTGCCAGGCACGAGCTCGTCGTACACAAGGCGCGTGCCCTCGTAGTCTCTCTTGAACAAGGACGGTGTCTTCTTCATGCGTATCTCCTTTCGCGGTTCCTCCGCGTAATCACAGAATTACGGCTCCTTCTCGATCCCGGCCGGCCTTCGCGTTACCACGCCGCCATCATTCAGCGTATATACCACACCGCCGGTCACAATGGTTTTTCCGTCCGGAGACAGCCTCTCGAACGCCTCCGGAGTCATAAGGTACTGCTCCCTGCTGGGGCGCTCTTTGTCCAGCCAATCGCGATAGCCCATGAAGAGCCTGCCGCTCCGATTTTGCTTTCTCTGGGTTGCGACTATCACCATAGCCACAAGCGCAAGAATCACCGCTACTGTATCCTTCATGCTTCCTCCCTCTACATCTCCGCGAGCTGCCGCTCCCACACGTCCTCATGCGTCGGTGCCGTCACGTCGCGCACCATCTCGGCGGCGTATTTGGCCCCGTCGAGGCTCACGCGTTGCGCGATGCACACCCCGTCGCGCACCACGTCCCATTGATCGGGGAGGACGTGGAATATCAGGCACCCCTTATGCTCGATCGGGTCGACGTTCCGGGTGTAGTCCTGCGGCTCGTGAGGCTTGGCCCATGGGTTGCGGTATCTATGCTCGCTCATGTATGCCTCCGTATAACATTTGCTTAACCTGCGAAACGCTACTGCGTTGAGTCGAGTTGAAGCAGTTG